AGTTTATCAAGTTCACCAACAGCTACATTAGATCCCATGTAAAACCATTCGCCTTTACGTCCACGTCCTGCAACGGTAAGTGCCATATGTGCCCTGATTTCAGCGTTTCGCCTGTTGGCAACCTTGTAAGATTTTACAATTTCATAATCTCTATAAGGTGAAGATGTTTGATACTGCTTCAACCTGTCTTCGGCATCAATAGCCATCCCTACCTTAACCCAGCCCGGAAAAGCTGGGTTGTGTATGATATAAATAAAACCACTCTTAACAGTCTCATATCCTTTCAAAGAACTAAAGGCAGCGTCGCCTAAAGTTTTATACCTTCCCGGCTTGTGAAGCGGATGTAGTTTAGATATTTCTTTTCCGTTTACCCACATCCTTCGGGCATCCCTAGCCTTAACAGTTGCAGGATTGTCTTTATAGTAATAAGGCTTACCTGTTTTTGGATTAATTTTATTTACCATTCTTCCCAACCTCCTAGTTCTGACACCCACATATTTTCGGTTACATACACCCAGCGAATTCCATTTTTATCTATTCTCCAGCTTTCAGGGCCGTAATCATAAGCTAAGAAAAGTTCACTTGCCTCGCTGTCTTTTAATCTAAAATATATTTCCTCTTCTTCTATCATCTCAGGCATTAGTGTGTCTCCGACCAGTTGCTTCCGACATTATACTCTCCATCTAGTGGACAATTTAAATTAAGTTCGATACCTGCTTGAATAATTGCTTCAACACCTAAGTTACCTACAGTGTCTGCACACATTTCTTCTGCTTCAATCTGCCATTCATCATGTACATTAGCAACAAAGTGAGCGTCCATGTCTTTGATTTTTTCATTAAAGATCATTAAGGCTTTCTTCATTACAATAGCTCCAGCACTCTGAAGTAAACTATTAAGTGCTGCGTGGCTGGATCTTACATAAACTTTACGTCCATCTAGTCCTTTGAGGTATCCTTTTGAAGACGCTGCTGTAACTCTAGTCGTAAGAGCTTTGAATGATGGAAGATTATCGAAGAATGATTTTCTAAGTCTTGCACCAAGCTTTGCACCTCCTCCAGCCACTGTTCCAAGCTTTTCATTTCCTGCTCCGTATAGGAGGGCATAGATGAAAGTCTTAGCCTGACTTCTTGATTCAAGTCCCGCAGATCTTTGGTTAGCTGTATGGACATCTCCGTTAACGATTTCATTAGTGTAATCCTCATCATTAAGATAGTGAGCAAGCATTCTTAGCTCAAGACCGCTGGCATCAATACCAACTAATTTATATCCTTTTGGAACAGTCCAGCAAGCGCGGCACTCCTTTCCATAAGGAGAACTACTGCTAGGAACCTGTGCTAAATTAGGACTGTTATGTGTCATACGCCCTGTAATAGTGCCATTACTATTAACGAACCCATGCACCCTAGAATCTTCTTCACATTTTAACCAAGACTCTATCTGAGCTATTCGCTTTTGATACATGAGGTAGTCACAGATAAATCCTGCCTCTGGTATGTCTACTTTAGAAAGTATCTTTTCATCTACTTGCGGCTGGCCTGTGGGTGTGAAAACTGTAGGCTTCCATCCAAACTCAATTAGATACTCACCTATTTGTTTTCTAGATCCTAGATTAAAGTCCGTTAGTTCAACACGGGGTATCTTTACATTACGACCACGAGTATTTACAGCTTCTTCCATCTGACTAAATTCAAGAGGGTTGAGCCTGCTTTTCTTTCCAAAGTTAGTAACACATGTCTTCAAAAGCTTATCAGTCTTTGAAAACTGTGGGTACAAATAGGTGGTCTGCTTCTTTGGAAGAAATCTTTCATGTACCTTACTGACTACCTCATCCATTTTAAAATTAAGTTCTGCCAATAATGACTGTGCTTTGGGTAGATCAAGCATGAAACCTTTGTCCCGTTGCTTGCAGATTACCTTGTATGTTTCCATCTCTATCTGCACTGACTCAGGACTGAATCCTTTACTAAGCCTTTTTAATTCTTCAAAGACTCTAAAATTTAGCCTGACATCTTGGACACAGTAATCAATCATCTCCTGAGAGAAAGTATCATACTGGTCGAACTCAATCTTAGGAACACCTAAAGCGTAGCCCCAAGACTCAAGACCGTGACCACCCTCACGTACAGGATTAAATAATCTTGAAAGCACAAGAGTATCTACAACTTTTTTATCTGATAAGTCTGCGTTGGCTAGTCTCTCCACTACAGGTATATCAAAACCTATAATGTTGTGGCCTATCAGTTTATCTGCTGACTCAAGATACTTTATACCCTCGTCAAGGTTCTCATAAGTAAATGTTTTTTCTTCTCCACTATCCACATCCAGTGTGCATATACACCAGATCTTTGTTGCTTTAACATCGTCCGTTTCAATATCAAAGACTAATTGTTTCAAAGTTCTACTTCCTCATCTTTTTCATCTACAAATATTTCATTGAGTCTACCAGTATCCTTATCATAAAGCAAGTGTCCTGCAAGACCTACCTCACCAGTATATCTAGATTTTAAGATACGCATACGAGTTGTCGAAGCCTCAATCGGGTCATCAGATTGTTGATTACGCTCAAGAGCAATAACACAGTCTGATATTTGACCGATACCATTAGAGCCTCTGAGGTGTGACAATGATACTTCAACACCATTTTCGTGACCCTTGTTACCATCGACACGCCGTAAGTGAGATACAAGCATCATTCCAACACCTGTTTCCTCCACCAAGGATCGTAGCCTAGTCATAATATTATCAATAGCTCTACGCTCATCGCCTTCGCCCATAGCTGAAGTCATCATGCCTAAGTGGTCTACTACAATCCACTTACAATCCAGACCAATAATCATGTATCGTAATTTAGAAAACAATTCCTCTACGTCTTGAACGCCAAGGTGAGAGTGTACAATAAGCCTGTGGGCGTTTTCCTTATCATGGAGTTTATCAAAATACTTTGATAGTTCTCCAGCCGGTAGCTCGTCTCTTATTTGTTTTATGTATAATCTTTTGTTAGCCTCAATGGAAAGCAAGCCAAATACTGTTCGCTTCCAGTTTTCTTCCAAGGCCAAGATACCTACGTTATCCTTGGTTGTCTTTAACAGCCAGTGTTCAAGCTCTCTGGTTACGCTAGATTTACCAAGACCTGAGCCGCCTGTCCAAGTAACTAACTCGCCTTGTCGCATACCGAAAAGCTTTTCATTTAGGCCCGTCCAAGGATACGGGATAGATTCCTTTTCATCATTCTTAAAGAACTCTTCCTTCATCTCAGTGATGTCAAGGACACCGGCAGGTGTGTAGGTCTTAGCTGCCCACCATGCTGCCATAAACGCAGCGCCACGGTTATTCTTGAGCATATCATTAGGGTCTTTAAACTCTTCGGGAAGAAGAACTATTTTACTTTTACCCGGACGGAACAATCTAGCAACCTTATGTGCCGCCTCTTTACCTACCTTATCGTTATCAAATGCAATAACAATATTGTCGAAGGATTCAAGGAACTGTAAGTTTTCTTTTACATCTTTTACTCCACCACCAGCGCCGTTCTTAACTGAAACTACAGGCCACTTAGAACCCATCATCTCATAAGCAGCCATAGCATCGCACTCACCCTCTGTAAGGGTTATAAACTTACCTCCGTTCTGCCATAACTGTTGACCAAACAATGTAGTTCCTTTGGGAGATCCTCTCCAAATAAACTCTTTTGTTTTACAATCTCGAACTTTAGTACCAACCATTTCATTTGCAATGTAGTATGGGTACAGATGAGACTTAATAGAACCATCGACATTGGTAGTAGATTTAACACCAAACTTTTTGGCTGTTTCTAATGAGATACTACGGTCTGTGAGGGCCGTAAAAGATCCTTCGTTGTTGTTCATAGAATTGTTTTTGTAAGTCTTAAAATCTTCCACTCTTTCCTCTTGATTATCATAATTTGGTATACGCACATAACAACTGAAACAATATGCAGAACCATCCGCATTTATACTAGCAGCATCACTACTGTTACATAACGGGCAAGGTTGGTGATATTTTACAAATGACATTAACTATCTCCGCATAAAAAGAAGGGGCCGAAGCCCCTTTAACTTAGTCAAGACCAGAGAGTTCTAGTTCTAGTTGATCATCAGGTTCATCAACCATACCATCAAACTCTCCTTCAAGTTCCTCAGAGAACTTTACTTCAGCGCCTTGAAGGATAGCTAGTCTGGCCTGTAGACCACCAGCCTCTTCACGCACCATCTGTACAAGACCTACAAGTTGTTGGGCACGATCAGATAAATCTGACACATTGTACTCAACGTCTTTATAGGTCACTGTATTTTTAGCTTCACTCATAGTTCTGAAATCTCCTCTTCATCATCTTCAATGTCGAACTCGTCGCCATCTACAGAATAACTAACAAGCTCTAAAACCTGCATGGCTTGAAAGTCTAATCCACGATAGACTGCACCGCTGCGAGTAACTTCCCAAGGCTTATATTGAACCTTAACTTTAGATCCATTACCCACCTTACAATCCATTGGTCGCTTTTGAGCATCCAATAGTTTTGGTGCGTTACGAATCATACCATTAGGCCCATTTACCTTACGCTTTACAACTACGGTAGGCCCTTCTTCTTTATCAACAACCTTGATACCCTGAGATCTAAGCTCATCAGCTTTTTCTTCAGACACTACCAAGTTTACTGTGTAGACAGGCTCGAAAGTTGTATTAGGGGAAGTAACACTAGCCCAATAAGCTATGCCTTCTAGTACCATTTATATACTCCTATGTTTTTGGTTTGTTGACGATACATGATACACACCAGCTTGTCAAGCATAATGTGCTGCCCAATTCTTGGGTCTTTTCTTAACATCCCTACTAGCATGACAACGTGCTGCATACCAGTAAAGATTGTTTAGATCTTCTTTAAGTTGCCTCATACCTAGAGTAATTTTACCACGACCAAACTTGGGAGTTACTATACCTCTTTTATTTCCAACTTTTACAGTACACATACGCCATCCGTCAAGATAATACCAAGTATCGAACTCGTCACTACGCTTAGGATTTAGCAACATTTGTTTTAATTTTAAAATATCTTCTACCATTCGCCTAGCCTATCAATAAATTCAGGAAATAAATTAGAAAGATCATCGTCAGTTATGCGCCAGCTATCTACTTCGGAACAACGCTCCTCAACAAAACTTATAA